AAGATTGCCTCACGGGAACGGCCCGAGCCGAGGAGTGACTGGAAGTCATACGGTGGAGAGCTTGACTGGCTCTACTGCCGCGACGGGAAATACAGGCCAATTGAATCCGGCATTAAGCCGCTGGTTGATGGGGTTCCCCGTGGAATGGTGCATAGCAGCGATCCGCGCAACACGCAAGAAGCTCGGGTAATGAGATTAAAAGGGTATGGAAATGCGATTGTTCCTCAAGTAGCCGCTGAGTTTATAGGAGCATTTTACGCACTTAAACGAATGGGGATAGAGGTATGACAAGCTATATAACGAGGGTCGACGGCTATATCGAATCTATATGCGACAGCGCGGAGTGTGCCCTGTCGCACCTGATCGTATCCCTACCGTATTGCATGGTGTCCGTTCAAGGTCAATCGTTCCACGCGGATCACGTAACAGAGGAAATGATGCTCGACGAACTAGAAACATCAGGTGAACTCCATTTTGATTATAAGAGTATTAACAAGTTGACGGTGGTTATAGCCCGCACTACGCAACCGCAGCAACAAACATCTTAATGCTGTAAGTCCCGCCGGTTCGTTGGGTGTACGCGCAGACTATCGAGTTACTAGCGGCCTCAAGCGAAGCGATCTGCGGTGCATACAGAAAATCTTCAGCGCCATATGAATTGAGCGCGAAGAATTCACTAACCGCTGGTGTCGCCCCACTGTAGTCGTACACCATGAACATAAGTTTACTCGGGTAAGGGTTCAGCGTGTTATGCAGCGCGACCACCTTACTGTTATGCCGGATCACTCCACTCCACGGATCGTCGTAATATGGGAACTGCCCCGTCGGCCTAGAATCCACGTCTATTAAAGCGTTGCCGGGGGTTAACGTACCCGCAGAATCAGTTACCTTAAACGTGCCGAAACCGATGTTTACCGCGCCGCCTGGATATGGCGGATACCATAAGCCAGCGTAGCCTGTGACCAACGAAGCCGTAGCCGAGATCGGGGCGATCCCCTGCGGGTAGAACCTTCGATTACTCTGCGCCGCTATCGTCGGGTACTGAGTAGAGTTCAGGTATTGTGCGACGGTGTTGAAACCTAATGTGTCGCCACTGATACTGAACGATATTACCTTCACCGTAGGTTCGATGCTATTTGTCGTGGTATCGTGCTTGGTGGCCAGCATACCAAGAGAGGAAGAGCATATCGACAGCTTAGGACTTAGGCAGCCGGTATGCGTCGTCTGGTATATCGTACCGAAAGTTATGTTGTCCGAGCCGTCGATGTTGATTACTTGAATCTGGCCCTTGGTGCTTGAGTTCTGAATCGATCCGAATATAACCTTACTGGCGCTTATCTTGCCGACAGTGAACATCGATGTTGAGAAGTCGCAATCGTGTGTTGTCCCGATAGAGACCGGTAAGGTGAAATTTACGGTATCGCCGGATATGTTGCCTACACTCGCATATGTATTAGCCGCTGCGCTCGTTTTATAGAATACTAGAATCTTGTTGTCCGACAAGCCAACAACCGCATACCCAACTATCTCAGCACCGTAGGTATTCAGTAAATGCGCCTCTACCGTTTGGGTCAGACCAAGCCCGGTATCCCCACTAAGCGTAGTCAGGATATAACTCAACCGGATTGCGTTGACGACATTACGATAGAAAATGATTGATCGAGTGTCGCTAACCCGGGCAACAACCGGCTGTATGCGGTCCGCTCCCGGCGACAGTAATACTGGGGTTCCGATATTCGTTGGTAGAGCTTCGGATTCGCCACCTGATATCGTTATGCCTCCGCAACGCGCGGATGCCCGAGCATCGAGCAGTGGCTCGTTTAACCCAAGATAGTTATATACTGGTTTTAATTTGAACATTATTTACCTTCCTTTGGTGGCCCAAAGAGTAGCGCCGGTAGTATCGATACGCCTTCAACGTCGCCGTTCTCGACGGCCATAATACCTTCAAGTGTGGTATTTACCTGCCCCATCGGGAAGTGCAGTAATACGCCCGCCGTGTTCGATACAGATTTAAACAGCGGCCAGTCCAGTTCGCCCTGATTCGCCTGCACACCTGCTTTATACAGGTCGCTGAAGAACCGCAAACCGGCGGGGCCTGAGTAACCGTACTGATCGCCCCCTGCTGCAACCAGGGCGGCGGAGCCCATGTCCCTCAATAGTACCATCTGCCCGAACATATAGCCAGCTTGCTCATAGCCGTAGCTCTTGACCAAGCAATCGAGATCGTCTCCGCATTTGCCTTTCGTCATTTCTTTCAGCGCCGTAGCGAAGAGTACCGGAATGATATTGAGCAGAACCAGATCGCCCGCCAGTAAAGCGACATCGGTAGGCGATCTGAAATTTGTTCTCCGTAATGCCTCGATATTCAAGTTATAAGTGGCGCTGAAGTACGAATAGAAGTTAGTGAACAGCTTCAGCCCAGGGTGCCCGCGTTGGATACTGGCCAAGTCTTTTATCTGCCCGCCGGATTGCGAATCGATAACAGCCTGATCGGCCATAGCCACGGCATCGGACTCTATCTGCGCCCGTTGTTCGGAATCGACCGCATGCTCGTACTGCATATCGTGCAAGGCTTTCTCGTAAGCCCCTAGCCATGTCGGTATGTCGACCACTCGTTGCATTTTACCAATGAGAGAGAAGTAACTACCGGTTACCGCGTTAATTCCTTCGGTCGTCCGTATCCGGTCAAGAACGTCGCGCACCTCACGGTTCATTGTAATGTCGCGGTTTTTCATGAGGCTCGATTTGCTGTTAACCAGTTCGCTTGCTGAGTTTAAATTCTTGAAAGTCTCTGCGATACCTTTGGTCATCCAGCGCCCGCCGATTCGCGCCCAACTTTGAGCCAACCCCGAAGGTTGCAGGAAAGCGGTAGAGAAGCGCCAGCCCATGCCCACGATAGTCGATCCGGTGCGCAAGTGATTGATAGCCCGCTCCATCGGCGTACGTGCGCCTACATCACCTGCGGCTATGTCTATAACGGTGTTACGCATCTCGCGCAGCACCTCGGCCCCGTAGTGTTCCCGTATCGGTGCGTCCAGCGCCTTCAGCACGCGGTTAGCGTCAATCAACCAAGGCTGCCACGCAAGCCGATGCGTAACCTCGCTGATGTGGTTTGCTATTACGTTATAGCTCAATAGCAGCGGACGATTCATGACTGCTTCCGATCTGGCCTTTGTGTAGCCGCTGCGGGTTGCTGCGGTATTGAAAGCACCCTTCATACCCATACGCATATCGACAGCCGCTTCAAGCGATTCCGATCTGGACGACAATTCGATATCGTATTTCGCCGGGAAGTACCCGCCACGATAAGTTCCGTGTTTAGTTTTAATCTCAACAGGTTCAACCCATTCCGGCTCAATGCCGGTAATCCTGCGCTCAAGCGCGGCTATCTTATCCTTGTAAGTAGCGATGTGATCCAGAGTTCCTTGGATAAAGTCCCATTCCTCTTTGGTGAGGGTGTCGAGGATCGCTTGCGCCTCCGTGATGGATAGTGCTCTCCTGCCTGTTATGCCGCCGTCGAGCGCCCGCTGGCGGTTGCCCTCGTTACCCCAATTCATGGCGAACATTATCCGCTGCTCCTGGGTCATGGCGATATCCGTACCTGGGATTCTCATCCGTTTAGCGTAAAGGTTCAATGGGGTTTTGTCTTGCGTGAAGCCCTTGAACAAACCCGATAAGGCTTCACTGCTCGCACGCCGCATTTCGACTTCCGAATCGCCAGCCGCGTTCATGTTCTTTGACAGTAGCCGCCACATAACACCGCCATCACGCCCGCCGTCCATTTCCCGTATAAACGAACTGAACTTACGGTGGGAGGCGAACATCTGCCGGACCCATTGACCCGTCAACCCCGCTACATCGGTTGGTGTACCGCGTTCTTCTACGGTACGGTTGGCATTGTCTCTGATCGAGTTTTCAGCCTCTTCTACCCGCGCCCTGAAGTCGGCACGCCCCATTTCTGTTAAGAGTGTCTGCTTCAACCGGCCTACATGCTCAATCTGTTTAACCGTATCGCGGAGCATACGCAGTTCGTCGACCGTCATTTCCTTATAGTGCTTCGCCTTGATCTGTTCCGCGAGTATCGGGTCGAGCACCGGCTCGAAGCCATCGGCCTCTTGCTCCGCTACCCATTCTGCCAAGGCTTGCCGTTTGTCGATCTCCCGAAGCGGTAAGCTCTTATCGCGGTCAACGGTTTGCAGTAAGTCGTCTATCTGGTCGATCTGGTCGATACCGACCGCTTTACGCACTCCCTGGCTCTCGAATTTCTTGAAGTACTTCAGGATCGAGTCCACCTCTTCGGAAGCCTCCAGCGCCGCTTTAGCCAGCCTGTTGTTCAACAACGCGGCTCTTTGCGCTTCGATTGCTTTCCGTGGGTCTTTGGCTACGCTCTCTATCGCCTCCCGGTTAGCCTTCGCCTCTGCTCGTGTAAACTGTCCCGGAGTAAGCGCCCGTATTTTCTTCTTAGCGATGGTCGCCTCTGCCGCCAGCTTCGCGGCTCTGTTCAACTGCGTAGCCGATAGCTCTGTTTTCGCCAGTATCTTAAGCCCGGTGGCCATGAACTTAGCCCGCGCCTCGTTGTGTATCGCTTTCTCCGCTGCCCGCTCGATGGCTTTATCATCGATCAAGTCGCCGTACTGTTCCAGCATTCTCTGATCGGTTAAGCCTTGAATCGTAACGTCGCGGCTTTCACCGTTAACCAGATCATTAAGCAACGCCTCGGGGTTCTGATACCCTAGAAGCTTGGCTGCGAGTTCCAGACCTACGCCATCGTCCGACACCATGCCTTTCACCGCATCCGGTATTTGCCCGTTTGACAAGGCTTTTACCTCGGCGCTATTGAGTTTGAATTTAGTTTCCGACTCGCGGCGAACGCCTTGCTCGTCAATGAACTCGCCTCTGGTCAAGAAATTACGGGCACGGTTGAGCGGCATACTGTCGACTTCATCGGTTACTTGCGCCTTAATGGCCGCCCGCTTAGTGTTGGCTTCGGCCTGCAATTTCTTGATCGCCTTATCTTTGGCGTTCGACAACCACCGCATATCGCGTATACTGCGCCCGTTCATTTCATCTACCGCCCGTAGTGAGGCCAGCTTACCCAAGTTCTGATAGTCCTCGAATTCTTTCTCGGACAGTCCGGCCTCTTCTGCCGATCCGAATAAAGCCGAATACCCCCGCGCCTCTTCCGCTTGGTAAATCTTATCTTCCGAAGCGATAAGCCGGTCGAATACCGCACGGATATCGTCATTCAGTTTCCCGGCTAACGGGTTCTGAGCAAGGAAATCTTTCATCGATTTGTAGACCGACAGCATCCATTCACGAAACCTCGAGAACACGGATTGCATTTCAACCGTAGGCGCTTTGCCCTCCATCGTGTATCGCTCGTAGGATTGCGCCCATTGTTCATGGTAAGGGCGTTTCTGGTCGAGTGTCATTGAGTTCCAGATTTCTTCTGGAGTTCTGCCTGGGGGTAGCTGCACCTCAACAGGCTTCTTCACAACAAATTCATAGTATCCTGAAGGCCGCGCGTTAAGCGCTACGATATCACTTACCGGTACTTGGTACGCTTCGGCCTTCTGCGTTGTGGTCTCGAAACGTTTAGCGAGGCTTTCGTCACCCATATAAACCACTTGGGTGTCTGGATTACGTTCACTTTCCGGGGGGTTTACACGGTACAGGGTAACCGTATCGCCGTATTGTGCCCGCAGATAATCACGTGTGCGATTCCAGTTCTTAGCAATATCTTCAATCGAATAATTGCCTCTCTTCAGCGCGGCGTTTATGTTAGTCAGTCGTCCGGGTACAACCCCTTGCTGATCGTTTTCAAGATCGCTCTTAAACACCCCTGATGCGCTTTTAGTATCTTTTTCAGCAATCGACAGTAGGGTATCGTCTACGATAACGGAAGGAGTAGAGCCGCCTTGTTCCAGGATATCCCTGTCTTTTACTACTTGGTAAGAAGTTCCGTGTTCGTCGTGTGACTTAACCGCCCAATACCCCAACGCCGCCGCGATATCCGCCCGTAATGCCTGTAGCTCTACCATTAGCTCGATGTCTTCGTGCAGCTCTTTCTCCCCTATGGCGCTCTCCTCTTCGTATACGACGATATCGTATATCTCATCGAAATCAAGAAAGTTAGTAGCGAGTGGGTGCTCATCTAACGCCGCGGCCAAAGCGTTTTTAACTGTTTCATAATCATGCTGCCAATCCAGTTGGGTTGGAGCTATTTTATCTAACGGGATTTTAAAGGAGGTTATCTCATCGCCGTGCGACAGCGCTGCCTCTCTGTCAGGGGAAGCGAAAGTGCTGCGGTATGTCGAGTTCAGTCGACTAAAACCCTCTAGTTTGTTTCTACCGCCGTGGTAGAGGGTAATGGTATCCTCTGACTGCGCCAACGTAGCGCCCCCAGGCATGCCCGTTTCATTGCCCGTAATCCCGAACCACTCAAGCGTAGTACGGAAGTCATCCTTGATTTGCCGTGGCGCGTTGTCTCTACCCGCAAGATCGGCCAGCGCCTCAAGGTAGAAGTGCGCTCCCTCGTGGATAACGGAAGATAAGTCAGCTCCTTTGAGCAAGGACATCGTGAACGTAGAAGGATCGAACCCGGCCCGGTTCCCTTGAAACAGCGGCAAACCGGACATAATCTTGTCGCGCATCTCGGGGGTTATGTCGAGCGAATGCTGTTCGCCCACCTGATCTACGGGGATTGGTAATTCGTGCCTCGCCAATGCGTCTTGAGCGGCTGCGTACGTTTCAAACGTAGCGGCTCGGTTCTCGCTCTCCGTCCAAGAACCAGTGTTCGGGTTCTTCAGGTACATCCCTGCGTTTTCATGAAATACCCGCAGCTTTCCGTCGGTCCCTTCTACCGTACGGAGTATATTTTTTGGCAGTCCGCTTAGGTTTGCCAAACCTACCTTACCCCCGCCTAATTTCTTAGCCACGTCGCTCACCACCTGCGGCAGCAGCTTATCGTAGAAGGCGAGCATACCTTCACCGCCGACTTTTAGATCGAGGCCCCTTAGCGTGTAAAAGGCGGGGTTAATATCCGTGTTCTTCGGCCAAGGTTTATCTTTACTTGCATCGGCACCCTTAACCAGCCTGTCTGTTAGCTCTTTACCTATTACGTCTTCCATTTCTTTAGCGGTTAATTTCTTACCGCTTCGGCTGTACGGTGGTATCTCGTTATCCGCTTTATCTATTAGAACTAAATTATATGTTCCGTCTCCATTACTTATCGCCGATGCTTCAGAAATTTGCTTACTTAGATCATACCTCGCCGCCTGTTGCTCGCCGGTTGTCCAGGCTACTTGATCGTAGCCGTTCTCCGCCGCATAGCGCAGCATACGCTTAACCGCGAGCGCAACCCACGATTTAGTATTTTGAACGAATGGGGCGGCGGGGGTGCCCTTGACCGCAGACATTAACGAGTCTCCCACCCCCCTACTGCGTAAGTCGTCAGCTATCTCTTCCTCTTCTTTGCTCAGTCCTTCGTCCGTAAAAGATTTTTTATTGAGAGTTTGTAGCCGTTTCTCGTCCGTGGTCAAGGGACGGATAAACCCTTTCTTCCTGCCCTCTTGCGCCCAATCGGATTGTATTTCCTCGATGAAAAGTATCTTCTGCCCGGTTGCGGGGTTAGTTCTGTCGTCGAACCTAACGTGGGCTAGGATATTCTTTTCGTCATAGTGCGCCGATTTGAAAGGTTTCGGTAATTCCTCTATCCGGTTCGCCTCGGCGTCTATAGCCGCCAATCTAGCACTTTCCTCCGGGGTAAGTTTCCCTTGATCTCTAGCATCGTACAGATTAAACCCGGCATGCCCGTTTAGCCGCTCTTTAACCGAATCGCTCAAGTATCGGTAATCGGCATTCATGGCGGCTCTCTGCCGCTCTTGGGTATCGGGTAATGTCAGCAACAACTCGCGGTAGTTCTCGCCCCCTGGCAGTTTGTATTGCTCGAACTTTGTTTCCCCCTGCGGCACACCCGCATTAAGTTCGTCTACCCTATCGGCTGCTTCGGTTTCAGAATCGTAGTATTCCGTCTGGTCTATTCGGTAGCTGTACGCCGCGTACTGCTCCTGCTCAGGGTCGTATTCATAGAACGCGGGCTCTCCATTAATTTCGTCCGATGGTTCACCCAACAATTTCTCTTCGATCTGCACCCCATTCTCGGCCACGAAGTTCTCAATATCCGCAACCGATACCTTGCCTTCCATTGCTTGTAGCCAATCTTTCAGACCGACAGCTTCGACCTCTTCGAGTTTAAACTTACCCTCTTTCTGGCGGGCTTCGACCCAGGATAGCGCCTGATCGGCCTTGACCATTCCGTTCTTGTCAGCAATCTTTGCGATCGAGGGTATCTCACGTTCAAGGGCTGAGTAGAAGGCGGACTGTTCTAATATGTTCGGACTGGCCGAGAAATCGCCGTTGTTGCCGATTGCTGATTTTATTTGATTGGGGTTCCATGCGATGAAATGCGTAGCCCCGGCGGGGGTCACTGATCTCGCCGAATCGAAACCTGTTGCGGCCTTCAAGGCTCTCAACCACGCCCCGTGGTCGTCGCCGTAAAAATCATTTCTAAGCGCGGCGATATTGTTGCCGCCTGCATACTGATCTACCGCCTCGTTTAGTACACGATTAAACCCTTCGTACTCAACATCACCATAGTTACTTAACGGTCCGTCAGCTTCTTTTATCCCAGGAGCCGCCATTATTATTTTTCTGACCCTTGCTCTTGTTAAGTTTATCCCCGCTCCAGATACTTCCCCTTTCATGAAATCTATAGAGATAGGTTTACGCAAAGCCAGGTATACCGGGCTTACACTCCCTCCGGTTCCATTTCTCTTTTCTTGCGCCATCAAGGCATAGTTGGAGCTTGATTCCCTATCGGTAGTAAAATAAAACCCGGAGCCAGACTGTGACGCGCCTTCTCCTGTGTACATAAAGTCCGCGCTAAATTCGGTAAAATCTGCGGCGGTCCCATGATAAACAACCAGCGGTCTGCCTTGGTCATCAACAACCTTGCTGTCGCCAAACCACTTCCAGAAATTGCGGATGCCTTCCTCCGTTGGGTGTATCAGCTTACCTTCGCTATTTGTTGTTGGGCGTTCTACCCCATCGACGTTTACCGTCGGGGGTATCTTGGCCGACTGGCCGTAAACCTGTTTAATCGCCACATCGGCATCACTGAATATGACGTAGTTATACGATCCTTCGCCTTTTGATCTGCTTGTCCCGTCAAGATATTTAATACCTCGGATGCCTATAGAGTGTAAATAGTCACTGGCAGCTTTCTGGGACCCTTTGAGCGCAGTAAGCCTTGTATATATGTTTTCGCCTGTAGCTTTCTCGCCATTGTCCGCGAGCATTCGGTCGACATCCTTCTGCGACAGGCCAAACATTTTACCGTCTGAGGTAGCCAATACCCAAGGGTGTACGCTATCGGGGCTAGCCTGCCTTTCGCGGTTATCACGTATCACGGCCCCGCCCATATCCAGACCATCGGGGTTTAACTCCCCCGTGGGTGTGATGGTGCCTAACGCAACTTTTACCTTTTCACTCTGCTCACCCAGCGGTTTATCCCATAGCAGATACTCATCATCTTTGGGGGCGAGTTCAACTTCGTAGATACCCCCACTTAACGAAACGGCTTTAACGCCTTTCTTCTTATAGTCCTTCAGTATCTTCTCAACCGCCTTGGCGAAACGTTTATCCCCCGTGCTTGCGTTTTCACCTACTTTATTTTCGGCCAACGATTTAGCGTAATCCCCTGAATTGGCTTTCAGCAGCGTTTGCGCGAATTTCTCTTCGGTTCCGTTCGACGCCTCTTTCAAATCGGTTCCGTCTGCAAATACCAGTTTGTTGCTCTTGTGCGCCTGTCTATAGTGTTCCGCTACAGTTTTAGTGTCTGTAAAGTACAAGCCGTGACCGTACGCCTGCGCGCCTTCCCCTATTCCTATATTTTTTGTGGAGAATTTATTAAAACTATGCGGAGAACCGTGGAACGCTTTCTGGTTCAATATGTCGCCCGCCGACATTTGTTCAAAATTCAGCGGCAAACTTGCATATAGCTCTGACGGCAACATACCCATACGTGCTGCGTTGGTGGCGTAGAACTCGCGGAAAGGAATGGCGTAAACCTTACTGATACTTCTCGGGAATCGGCCTGTCGATTCGAGACCCGCCAGTAACTTATCGTGCACTTCTTGTAGGTCAGTAGCGAATGCTTCTACTTTATTTTTATGCGCGGCCAGATAGTCTTCATACTGCACGCCGTCAGGTGCCTGTGCTGCAAACTCTTTCCGAGTCAGTACCGGTTCGTTTAGGTTTACCAGCGCCTCGGCTTGCCTGATAAAATCGTCTTGTTGTTGCTGGAAGAATACCTGCGATTCGGCGTAGGTCATGCCCTCGGGTGTGGTTCGTAGGTGGTCGAGGATTGCTTGCTCAACCGGGGTTCCTACTATATGGGCTGCATAATCCTCAATCGGTATCCGCGCCTCGCCATTTGTAACCAGGGCCTCGTTCAACGATTCAGCTACTTCGGGCATATCCGTCGCCAGTTTATCTTTATCTATCCCTGCTTGGCCGAGGGTCTCGTTAAGCAGTTTCGCGTCGACGAAGACTTCCTTAACCGCGCCGTTTTCGTCGGACATTGTTCTTACAAATTCTTTGAACGACTGAGGCGATTCTTTACGCAGCGGGTTGTCCGCCGATACCCGCTTGCCCCATTCTTTGAGCGCGTTCCGTTGCTCTTCGGCGTTCACCGCTGCCGCTGTCCGCAGGATACTATTCTGTACCGTGGCGCGCGCTTGCTTCTCCGCTGGTGTTTCTTCGATGGTTGTCGGGGCTTTGCCTCTGGCCGCCCCGACCTGCGCCGCCACGCCCATAGCCCCGCCGGTAACCAAACCGATTGCAGCGTTCTCTGGCACGCCCTCATCCCAGGGGCGGCCAAGCGCTACGTTCTGTGCGATTTGCTCAGTTACCGATTGCGGCATTTCCTCGACACCGCCCTCGATAGCAGCGCCGCCGATAAGCCTTACGGCTAACTGTTTCGGTATGCCCGAATCTTCCAGCCGGGTAAGCAACTTGCCTGCAACCATTGCCGCGTCAACGTCCTCGATCCCTAACTTTGTCGCTAAGACGTTTCCGAATTTGCTCAAGCCCGTACCGATAACGCCTACCCCTACCGACAGGGCGGTTTGCCCTGCGGTAAGTTCACCGGTATCTGTTTCGCGGCGTATCTGCTCCGCCGATCCGCCAGCCATCGTAATACCTTCACCCGCCGCGCCTGCCGTTCCGAACGATATTGAAGGGAAAGCGGCTTTAAGGGCACCGCCGAAAACACGGCCAAGGTACATTTGCGGAAGACTCTCGCCGATCATCAACCCAACGGCTGAGGGGTTCTGTGCTGCTGCGGCCAACGTACCAGTGAATCCTTTGGCTTCAGCAACTTTCTTTAAGGCTGCTTGCGCTTCAGGAGTGTACAGGTCGGTCAATACGCTCTGTATTTTCTTGAAGTCAATCCCCTGATCTTCGACGTATTTGCCTGCTTTGCCAAGCGATACCAGATCGCCCAACCCCACGATAGTTGAAGCGGCGGCCACTACGCCTTTCGACAACATAATCTCGGGGTCTTGTACCGCACGGCGATAAAAGGTCTCGACCTCTTTTAGTGGGTCGATGTTCTTGCCGACCAGTTCAGCGTTGCCGTCCACCTGCAAGTATTTCGCCAAAGCGGGATAATTCTTCTGCAAATCGGTAGGATCGTGATCCTGGTAAAAGGCAGACTCCTCGGCCTGTGTGGTAACGAGCGCCGGGTTTATGTTCAGTTTTCGGGCAACGTTCTTACGGTGCGCGGCCAGTGCGGTATTAGACTTAACGCCTTTCCGCAGGGCGAGTTTTAACACGTCCGCTTCTACGTCGCGTTGGTTTGGTTCGCTGTTGGTTTCGGGGGGTGTGTTGCCGTCGAGTATCGATAGTGTTTGCTGTACATCGTCCGCTCGTGGCGCGCGGATCGGTAGGGCGATGTCGTCCATCGTCCTAGTAGGTTTGAGTTTAGCCGGTGTGCTTGGTTGGGGTTGGTCGAGTATTGAGAGGGTAGCTTTTACGTCGTCGGGCAGTTCACCGGCCATGATAAAATCCTATTTAACTTTGTTGTTCTGTATCTCCCACGCCCTTATCAGTTCTGCATCCGTGAATCGCCTATTCGGCACCGAGCGGCGGACCCGTTGGGCGTGCGCGTAGGCGGCCAGTATATCATCATCGGCGTAACCTTTCATCAGTGAACCGAAAGATTTAGGATACGATTGCCCTTGCTCCGCTTTATATGCTTCTACCGTCGAGTTCCATATTTTGCCTACGCTTACATGGTCTTCCGAGGCTGACAAGATAATGTTATGTTTATCCTCAAGCGACGGCACCTTGCCGGGGTTTTGCGCCTTCCACTCGTCGAGTTTGTTTTCTACGAACCCCCGGAAAGCCATTTTCGCTCGTGTATCTTTGGCGCTCTTCGGCATTCCGAGATTCACCAGATCGGGGTCAATCTTCGCGTTCGATGCCGCCTTGCCACGTGAGTCGAGCCTAGACAGTAGGCCATTGACCTGCTGCATGGGCAGCATGCCGAAGTAGCTTGCGATCTGCCCCCGTGTCGGCGGAGCATCGCTGTTGTCTATTCGATCCGCAAGTTCCGCGTATAGCTGCATGCCCGCGAAAGTAGGCTTGTCACTGTTCTTCCCTGCCTCGCCGTTACTCAACGCAATAAGCTGGTTGCGTACCTTCTTCGCCAGTTCGGGGTCGTTGGCTTCAAGGTCTTTCAGTTCTTGCGATTGGAGATTCATGGCAAGCGTTTTCTGCACTCCGCCCAATATGATGTTGCCCCCGGTGTTACGCCGATCCTCTTCTCTTGCCCGAACCCTGGCGTGGTAAATCGAGTCCACGATCCGCATGACGTTAAGGTCTTTGCCTTCGGTCAACTTCAATTTTTCATTGAAGATCGCGCTTTCACTTTTACCCGCCACATGCATGCCAAAAAGTTTATCGGCGATGTCACGCCCCTCTTGTGTTTCGATCTGCGGTTCCAACGCACGATTAACTTTCTTGACCGCATCCGGCGACATATCGCCCTTAGCTTCGTTCAAATAGTCACGTGCTAAGGCTGGCTGATTATTCTGTATGTACCCGTCGATCACGGCTAGATGCCCTTGGCTTAGGGCATCGGTTCTTAATTTCTGTTGCAGCGCCTTGTCAGTGATGCCGTTCTTGTCGATGTAATTGGCTACCGCCCCGTCGATTCCGGCTAATTCCCGGCGGACCGTTATCGGGTTGTCATAGCCTTGGGCTATCGTATCGGCTGCGGTCTCTATGGTGGCTTTGAACACCGCCCCCCGATGGTTCAGGTCCTCCCGCATTGCGTGTTCCAGCAACCCGGCGGAGAAGGATACCTTACTATTCTTCGCCGCTCTCTCGAACATCTGGCGAGCCTGTGGATTAAGGCTTTGACCAATCGATCCGACGTGGGCGTCGAACCGTCCCTCGTAATCTTGTAACACTCCAGGGGCGGTTGCCGCACCGTTCTGTAATTTTGCGTAACCGTTTTCGCCAACTACAAGGTCATTGCTCGCGCGTTTGAGTTGCAGTAACGCATCTTGTGCGTGCAGTTCGTTTGTCTCCGCAGCCCAATGGTTAACTCGCCATGCCGTGCTCTCTACCGCGTTACCTGCCTGTTGCATGGCGACCTCTGCCTGCCCTGGTTGGTACTGCGCGACAGCGGTATTCGGCTGCGGGGTTTCGCGTGCTATGTCATTTGCACTTGGGATTATCGGCATCCGGTTCCCCTACGGTCTTGGTCTGCTTATGCTGCGTTGGAAATCTATGTACCGCCCACTGTGTGCGGGGTTCGCGCTTGTTTGGCCGAAGTAGGTCATGCCCGCCGCGTCGGCGATCCCGCTCAACGCAGTAGCGGCCCCCTTGATATACCCAGCGGTTTGCGCTTGCTTTCCTTGATATCGAGTGGTCGCGGCTTGTGCGGTCATGGCATTCACGTTGCTGCGGGCGTTGTACAGTTCGGTTCCGAAGGCCCGTTCGCCTTCGGCATTCAGTCCGCCGATGATATTGAGCACGTCCGGGTCAAGCGCCCCGGCTCCGCTCGCCCCGGCTATGGCTAAGGCGCGGGACTGCGCGATGTCATATTGCCTGCGTTTCTCGAGCGCGGCTTGCTGCCCCGCTGCCTCGACTTGCTTGGCGTTCTTCTCCATCTGCAACGCTTCGTAATCTGCATTGAGCTTTTGCTGCTGGCCTTGACGAATAGCCCCTAGGGCGCTCATCGCCGTACCTGCCAAGCTTACCCCGGCCATGACTGCCGGTAGTATCGCCATTACTGGACCCATTACCGCACCTCTATCCTATATAAAGCGGAATCAACCTCAAACCCTAAATATTTTAAAAACCTATCGGCTGTAGGATGGCGTGCGTCCGCTGCTGCGTAGTACACCCCCCTCGGTAATTTTCTCATGAACGCCTTGGCCGTGGCTAGTATTTTCTTGCGGTATTTGAGCGCATCTTGCCTTATTTCGCTGAAAATATATTTTCTGTTTTCGTACCAATATACCCCTATCAGCGCGAGTATCTCGCCATCCGCATCCGCTACTTCCGCGTGGTTGAGGGTAAAGGGAGACGGTCGTCCGAAGAAGGTCTCTATGTCCTCTCCACGAGCGGGACGTATGTCGATCATACATTCTCCAGAGTTACCACAGCGGCGGTCACGGTACAAGGGAACGGCGCATTCATTTTTAGCACCAGCTTGGTGTTGTTCTCTACCGTACCGTTGAACGGTATCGGGTCATTATCGAACTTATCCCACTGATAGTTTGTGGCCACTTCAGCCTCATTTTCCATCGGGGGTAAGTAGTCTAGATGATCTTCATCCGTGCCGTATTGCAGCGAATCTTTGTGCGCGTCTTTTAAGAGTAACGCAGCGGATACCACCCGACGGCGTTTTGAGAGTACGCCGGGTCCTTGAGTCAGGAACCCCAGCTTACGACTTATAAATTTGCCATAGTAGTACAAACCTACTACCGCGTAGGCTACGCTCTCAGAGAGGGCTATGTGTCCGTTGACCACCCCGAACGACCCTAAGTATTTTTTATTCCCCCATACCATAACTTCCCGCCCTTCAAGATGGTCAAGATTGTATAAGTGCTTTGTTGGCTCTCCTATATACTCTTTATAGCAATCCAGCATCTGATTACGCTCGCCCCCGACCGCCTCGTCGACGTTTGCCCATCTTTCTAGATATCGGTGTACGACTCCGTCGATAACCCTGGCCACGACATAGAATACCCAATCATCCGGTGAGTGCGGCACGACGACAACATCCTCTATCAGCCCTTGGGTTTCCACCGTGACGAAACAATTTACCTGTTCGGCTTTGTCATAAATTAAGACAACCGCTGTCCCGTCACAGCGCACGAAATGTATTCGCGTATCGGGACGGCGTTGCACGGCCATACGCTTGATACCCGGCTTGCACAGTTCCGGTGAGAGTAAAGACGTTTCCAGTATCTCCGCGTTGTCCATCGCATTCGATAGGGCCAGTATCCGCGCCCCGGTTCGGTCCACATAGATAGCTGCGCCGTCAACAGAAATCACGTCAACGCTCGACGATCCATAATCGCCTGACTTGAATAGGTTAAAATTCGCCGGTGTTAGCGGGTCCTCAATATTACTCGACCGGCAGAGGTACTCTCCCCCTTCGGCTCCGATAACAAGCTGCCTTAAAGGGCACAGCCAATTAATCGTATCGACAGGCCCCATACCTATGCTACGCTGTATCGGCCCCGCATCGCCGACGTAATCCTCATCGAAGCTGTAAAAATCGTCTGTGACAGAGGCCCAAATTTTGTCTTTGCCCGCCCACCACAGCCTACCTTGGTAAAACGCCACGGCGGAGGGGTACCCCCTGCGAGGAGACCATGCACCCTCTGACCAATCCTTCGTTGGTGTTGTGTTGCCGAGGGTTTTAAGAACCTTACCTGTCACTACCGTCGGGCTTGTGTATCCGGTTATCTTAACCACCCCCGCCCACGATCCGTAGCTATACGTTATCGTCCCACTAGGCGCGCCGCCTGTTATCGCCACCGAAACACGTAAGCGATAGTACGCCACTTGGTTATCAAGGTTATCGTTGTACCCAGTGACTGTAGTAGTAGCGGTATATGTGTTTACCGTAACCCAGCGTCCTTCTTCAACTAAAGACCTTTCGAGAACAATGGTGCCTGACCAGACCCCACTCGATATAGCGTAATCGAATTTACGCTCGTCGCCTACACCAGTGATCTTTACCGATGGCGTAGCTGAATCGGCTACGGTGATTATCGCACTAGACACAACCCCGGCGGATTGTAGCTTAAACAATCCCTCCACGTTGCCCTGGGTGAACACAGGCTTAGATGCGGTTAACGTAACCGGCCCTGATGTAGCACTTGCCGTAATGGTCGCCGCCGATATGTTAGCTGCCCTAAACGGTCCATCGATGGCATCGTATGCCGCCACCGACCAACTATGATGCCCCCGGCGTTCTATCTTTATCGGTTTAAAGTTCTTACCCCTCGCCACGAAGATAATATCCCCGGATTGCGCTAGTCTGGTGTCGTCAAGTGTTTCTGTTGGCAGCAACGCAATCCCGTAAGACATCGGCCCTTCGGTTGTGTTCAAACGACAAAAATCTACGAGTGCTTCCCGTTTTGCATAGTTGAAAAAATACAGATAAGCATGTGCCCCCGGAGGGATGAACGCAAGTGAATGTACCCCTTCCCCTAAATACGTCTCACTGAATATATCATCTAACCCTGCGGCAGTACCTACCCTGAAGCCCACAACCCCCGACACCACCCCTATATTTACCGCGTATTCCTTACCTGTACCTATTTCATTAAATTCTAAATTAATGTCTTGATACCGGGCAGCGGCGTGTGTTTCCGTGCCGATAAGCGACATATAGCCGCCTGTTTGCCAAGAAGATATCGTTACACCATTAGCGTCGGCAGAAACCCAACTATTCAGGTTAGACGTAAACTCTTGATTTTGTAGCGTGCTGTACGTCGCCTGTCGCGTTACGAGCCCGTCCAGTTCCCAAACGCGCATTTGCTCGTCCGTAACTTCAATGAGAGCAACTTCACTGTTCGAGAATATAAAAGGTATCATGCGTACCACGCCATCGGCCTTAGCCAATTCCCCGATGTACTCCATGCCGGGGCGCAAAGACATGGGCCCCATAACCCGAGGCATGCAATTCATTTGAACTTCGGCAGACATACCTACGCGTTTTACATCGGCACGGTTTTCCGCTAAGTCGCTCACGACCCCACGGTTAAACGCTAGTACATAATCTTCACTAGTTGCCATATAATGAGCTTGAACTTGTTCGGTTATTTCGGTTTCTGAATCGTCTGTATGCCCAGTTCCCTGCCGGTAAAAATTGAGTCGGACCGGCTACCGCGTCCTTGGATAGCGCGTTATGTTTAGCCGTCATAAGCCCTATGCCGCCGGGAGTTTGCACCGTTTCTTGTTTCTTGTTCGGCGTGATCCGGCTTGACGCTAAGGTGGCCAGATATAACTCAACAAATAGCGTAAAGGTCTCGGGCCAGAGCGCCAGGTTAAGCCCGTAGCTGGTACCGTTCGACACATATTTAAGATATAACTTATCGAGGTCGCTATACCAAAAAGCTCCTACATCTTCGATATCTGTAACGGGTACGTTGAAACGCTCGTCCGAACACAGAGCACTTATCCGTACGTAGTCCGTGGGGTGCGCGAAAGCATTAGCACGTCCGAATGTGGGGATCTCCGTTAACGAGGGGGTGAGTTCCGCCCTACGTTGTGCGAATTTCCAATGGCCTTGTTCGAGACAATACTTCACTGCGGGGGCGTAGAACGCCGCCATTACGCGCGCCGGTTCGGTTGCGTCCGATGTCGACACTAGGCTCCGCTCCCCTAGGAATCCTAGCGCGGCATTGGTTATCGTGAGCTGGGTAGTCATCGGCTTATTGTGTTAAGCGGTCAAGTTCTTGCTCGTCGATCCACTTCTGCGCGTCTTGTTTTGTCGCATGCCCTTCGCTGACGATAACGTTATCCTCGATGCGGGTAACCGTGTGTTTCTTCTCAGTGCCTCGGTGTACGATTTTGTACCCGCCCGCTGTTGCGCGGCTTTGTACTATTTCTTCGGACAATGGGGTGTAGCTCAGTTTGACCAAGCGCACTTGGTTGACCATCCCCGTCCGGCGACATTCGGCCACTATCAGTTCGGCGTAATAAGCACCGTCAATCGGAAACACCTCGATGATGTCCCCTCCCCCGGGGGTGAGTTGTCCTGCTACGTGCGCCCAAAAGGCTGGGTTTAATATATCTTCTAGCGTAGTGCCTACTGGCGGGCGCGCTAGGAAACGATTACGGTTATAATCCGCCAGTTTAAGTTCTGAGGGGATAAGTGCCGGTTGTTTTCTTGGGGCTTCTTGAATCATCATTCACTCACTATAGAATTTAAAAAGGGGTTTGGTCTCACAACCATACCCCTTTATCTTAGCTCATAAACCTTATGCGATCAATAATTAATCGCTGTTGGTGCCTGAGCAGAACGTGGTGCCGTTGCCGAGGTCGACTGCTGTAGTCGGCGCTGTGGTGCTGGCGAATACACGATGGGCCGTAATGATATTGGTCCCCGTGTCTTCGTGCAGCACGATGTCGCCAACTTTCAGACCGCGTGCGATACCGTCAGTAATGAACCCGTCGGCATCTGCGGCGGTACTTGCATCGGCGGATTGGTGCCACCAAATACGTTTGCCGGTGGCCAGTGAAGCTGTAGTCAGTAATACTAGTGGATCGGTAGTTGCGTAAGCCATTTGTCAATTTCTCCTATTACTAAGCAGCGAACTCGCTACCGTCATGGTTGATAACTACTACACCAGAGGTTTGCATCAACACCGAGCCCATGAACGCCGTGCAGCGTGCGAATGAGTAATCGTGCTCGCCATTGTAATCAACTACCGATTGGATGCCTGCGGTATCGATTGCGTGGCCCACTGCGCTTTTGTGGAACACGTAGCACTTCTCGGCTGCGGTGCCCTTACCTGTGAGGTTTGGGTGTACAATCCAGTTCATGCCCAGCCAATAGAACGAAATCGGCTGGTCAATAACCATTGCTTGTTCTAATGGTTTTTTGTTCACGTACTCAACGTTTGTAAACTGTTTCATTTCAAGCAGATACGCATAGAACGCGGGGGTAATCACCCAGGTAACATTCGCGCCCAATGGTACCGCGTTATTGCCGAGGATTGTTTGCGCCCACATTACCAAACGGAAGCTGCTTTTCTGCGCCGGGCCGGTGTCTTGTGACGCGCCTGATAACGCAGTCAGGATGTCGGTATCGATCTGACGGTTGATAACAGCCATTGTGGTATCCTGCATCGCACGGCGTTGATCGCCTTGTGAAGCAAAGATATTGAAGCGGGTTTTGATTGCCTTATCGTGCCACTCTTTCAACGTCGCAGTATTTTGCGTGTTGTTATCTGCACGGCCCGGAATCAAACCATTCAGGCCACGGGTAACGGCGGTTGCGGAACCGGAATCAATAACGTCGAACGTCGCCTGATTGCCCTTGATCTGCGCTTCAGTCGTTACGGTATTACGTAAAAGGGATTGGTTTACCTCGAACCCGGCGATTAATTCTTGCCGGAACTGTATCTGAAATGCCGATTCAGTCATTTTAAACACTCCTGTGTTGTTTCTAAAAAGAAAATTTTAGAAGTTCTCAAGGGGTGTCCTCTTTGCGAAGGATCGCCGAGGTGTCTCTTACGAGGGTCGACTATTCGCTTTTCGGTGCCTTCAAACTTAATACGCCCGAATATCTCATACTTTATTCTGTTTGTCAATAGGTGGTAAAACCACTAACCAACAAGTGAAGCGGGCTGGGCTTGATACCAGCTACAGACCACCGATTGCCGCTTACTATCGTCTGCATTTCTTTTTTCAGCGTAACGGTTTTAAGCACGTCCTTCCGTGCTGCCGCTCCCTTATTGGCGCTGGCACTTACCCGGCCAGCTTAGGTTCATTGAATCACCAGAAATTCACTGGTGTTGTTGGTTTATCAGGCCAACAAGAAGCGATAAACAGACTTACATTCCCCGTCGTTCAAATGAACTCTGCTAATGCTGATACCGCTTCTTCTTGGCTCTCCGGTTAACGCGCCGGAGATTCGCGTGCTAACTTACTTTTTCAATCTCAGAAACAATTACCTCACGATCATCAAATACATTAAAAGATTCACTTTCACCATCTTGCAAAGTAACTCCTTTAATTGTTTCATCCGTTCTTTTATCTCTAATTCTCACAACAACTTCTTTTGAATTCACACAGTGAGCATTTATTGTTACTTGTGATGTCATTTGATACTCCTATTAAAATTAATAATATATGCACTTCCCTGATCTTCGGCACTGCCCCCATAGTTAAAGAGTTCAGTGCTTATCCTTCTTGGTGCCCGTCTTTCCGGGCTGTCATCAGATACGATAATTTCAGTTATCACCGTTATTTCGTTTTAGCGCAAATTCTCGCGTTTCTGAAAACGCCATCTTTACACGTTGCGCCCGCGCCTATCGTTAGTCGCCCTACGTTTCATCAAGGTAAGCAAAACCCAATTTAAATTGGTTGCGACTGCTAAACTTTAAATTCTTGCTCGGCTTCCACGAGACTCCGCTGAGTTACGTTTATCTGCGTGTCACTTTCGCAACCGCTACGACTTACAGCTCCACCGTACTGGCCAGTGTTCACCGCCGGGCGCTCCCAGCGGGTCAGTGTTACGCTAAAATAATTTATGGCATTTAGCAGTTAGCGACGTGAATACGTTTTGATCGCTTAATGGTGTATTTTGCAGCGTTAAGCTTTTCTGTGCGGCTATCGCAGCCTTACAGGTAGGCTCATCAGCAAAAGGTCCAATGCTCACCGGTAATGCTTGCGACGGGTCTGATGCGCTTGCGTTTCCCCGCTGAACTTGTCTAACGCCTATTACATGCCAGCCAGACGACTGGAATGGCAATACAGCATGGCATATAGCATCAACCCTAACTTTGGCGTCATTGCTGCTTGCTGGTGTTTTAGTAGTTGCGTCCATCAAATTACTGTGCGCTGCTACCGCCGCATTACAAGCTGCCAATGTTTGAAAATTACCAACATCGAACGTCAGCGCCTTCATTTGTTGTCCTGCTTGTTGATACTGTTCAACACCTGAAGCTTGGTAAAAGTATGTCGTTGCTTGGTAAAAGTATGTCGTTGCTTGTGCGGAAAAAGACAGTAAGAATAAGGACAATATCAGTATTAATCTCATTTCAATTACTCCTGTAAGAATTAAAAGGTACGTTCAGAAACTACTGAGTCACTATCGTAACTTATTTTTGTTTAGAAAGCAAACTTTTTCTTTCATTTAAGTCATGTAGTTCTTTCTGTAATGCTGCCGCTTTTGGCCCTTTCCAATAATCCGAATTGCGATCACCCGACATCTTAACGATCTCCCCTATCCGGGTGTCGATATCCGTTAGTGTTGTCGAGCCTGGACCCGATCCGAATGTAGTCAACGGGTTCAGCGCCCTGGCGGTTGAGGCTAGGAACTTCAATACTTCAGGGTTGTTGGCCAACAGCGTGCCGTCCGCCAGTCGCGCCCCGAGAACATTGTCCTTAACTCCTGGCAGAGCTTGATCAAGCATGCTCCCTATTAGGTTAACGTTGGTCGCCGCTTCCTGCCCCCAATCGTCTTTCAACACTTTGGAGCCTTCGACCCGCGATATTTCGTCCGCCTTCGCCTGCTCTTCATACATCGCCTGCTGAATCTGTAACTGCTGCGCAATAATCGCGTTCGCTACCTTTGGCGGTATGTGGTGTTCGTGCGCCACTTTCAGGAACGCGTCAACCGCTGGTCGGTCCTGTTCTCCTAGTACCGTGCCTTCAGGTAACTCAACCTTATAGCCGTCTATTGTTTCCGGCACGCCGTTCGCATCCCGATAGGCTTTAATTTCTTCAGGTGTCGACTTATCGTCCGGGCGCACCAACGATTTGGTAGCGTTCAGCCTGTTCTGTGCATCCGCTCCGGCTTTCAGTGCCTCTTCGATTGTGCTATAGCGAGACAGCCGTTTGAGTATCTTCTCGTCCCCTCCGGCAGCTTTTTCGCGGACACTATTCCAATCGCTTCCAGTATCTCCGGTTGTAGCCGTTGCGTCCGTCTTCGTGCCGCCTGCATCCCCCGCTGTCGTACTGTTCTGCGCATCGCCCGAACCCTCCGTGGTTCCTGCCATTTGAGTGGAAGGTTGTCCTTCCGTTGCCCCTTGACTAGAACCGGGGTCTTGAACCCCGGTCGTTTGATCTGAAGCCTGCCCCGCATCTGTAGTGCTATCTAGTGCTGTTGCCATCTACTTTTCTCCAGTTAATTACCGCGCCTGCTATAGCGCCTATCAAAGCCTCTTCTATGTTCACCACTGGCCGCAGCTTACCCTTGGCCAAATCCTTTACCGCCTGTTCAAAGGCCATTTGTTTCGCGTTTCCTGCATCGATCCACGGGAGCATGTCCACCATTCCTATTTCTCGGCGATATGCGCGTACAGCTTCGTATGCCGCCCTTGCCGCTATGGTTACGTCCGTATCGTTCACCCTCGTCTCCTATTTAGCGCCGATAAGTTCAGATGTAGCATCTTGACTATCTGCAATCCTACGAATCTTCTGCCAGAGCAGAAAGCATGGTCTCTTGAATCAGTACGGTACTCTACATCATAAGTGTTAGCCGCTGCGTTCACGATCCAATTTAGCGCCCGTTGTTGCTGGTCGGGGGTTGCATCCCCCCTTTGTAACGCTTGTATCGCGGCTATGTCCGCATCAGCATACAGTGCGGGGGTATAGGGGGCGGGTGGGGTTACGGGCTTCATGCTCCTATCGCTCCTGTGTTAGCCGTACCTGATGGTGCCGGTGTCAGACCAATGGTCTTGGCTACGTTCGCCCCTTGCTGCATCCGCTCAAGGAACTGCTGCGCTTCTTGCTGCGCCTGATCTCTCTTGACGGCTGCGTCGACATCAGCCTCGCTTCGTAGCCAACTTGCCGGTATGCCGGAACTTTGCATCGCGTCGCGCAGTCCTTTCTTAACGTCGAGCACGTAAACCGATGTTTGGTCCCCGCCTACTGCTGTGGATACCAACGATGCTGCTTCTAGGAACCGCTGGCCTTTTGCTCTTTCAATTGCGTCATGTAACGGCGACTCAAAAGTAAATTCTATTTCTCTGCCCTGAAGTTCTTGCGGTATATCGTACAGTGGCCCGAACACCCCGAATTGCAGTAGAGTTGCAAAAGTGCTGTCACACAGAGGTGCGTTGTACTCGGTCTCAATAGGCTCGAACAGGGGCATCGCCTGCCGGATGTATTCTTGCGTTCTTTGCCCCACTTCGTAAGCAGTCATCTGCCCGTCAGTTAGTGGTGGCAGCGCCAACTTGTTTATGTAGAATGCTTCTTTTAACTGCTCGCGAACATCTCGGGACATATCGATACCGAGAGGTATCCCCCGCAAATCTTGCGTGAGTGGGCGCAATACTTCCCCGAGGCGTTCATCGTATTCGTAGTCCACCCAGGTTATGCCGCCTGCCATTACGTTTATGTCCGAGCGTAGCGCCTCTTGAACCCCGAGCAGCGGTGGCGATACTGCTTTCTCCCCCGCCTCCAACAGGGTTACGGTCATTTCTTGCAGCGTACGCGCATCGGGCAGCGCCACTACTACCGCAGGTGAATATGCGTACTGCGAGCCGGATACCGTCTGCCAGCGCGCGATTATGTACTCATTCTGTATAACGTTAACGGCTTCCAATATCTTTTTGGTTTTCACCTCGATATGCACCGAGTACCACGGATACCGTGATTTTTCCCCCGGTATGTACATATCCGCAGGGAGCATAACGTGTATCACGTCCACCTGCTCGTAGGGGCGTTCCGCAACAATATCCTTAACTTCTTTCGACACGCTATCGGGGAACATCCGTACCAGATCACTTGCGTGAGGCTTCCAGCGGCGGTACACGCAATCTATCTTGCCTGCCGCGTTCTCCATCCAGGCCACATCGCGCAAGTGCCAACAACGGAATATCAGACCGTTGGCCTTTTGGTTGACTGCCTTTTGTATCACGCACTGGCCGAATGTGGCGAAATCGTGATCCGCCTCTTTTGTAGCTCTACTGAAGCCGGTATCTTTGTGGTACATGGCGCGACGCTGCCGATCTTCAGCCATTTCCAGCCAAGCACGTGCCTCGGAACTGACCTTATCCCATTGGTCTACACGAGGATGAAACCATGACTTGTTCGTTGGTCGCAGCATTGCCCCGAGAGAATTACCTAAATCGCGGCGTACTAAAACCGGAAAACCAGTTGCAAGCCCCGCAGCCAGTTCGTTGCCTACTTGTCTGGAAGCGATAAAATCCGCTCGTTCAGGATAGAACATCTCCGCGATGTCCTGCCACATGGTCAGCAACGGAAGCCTATCGCTGAACAGTTTCTCCCCTCTGCGAACGATCTCTTCAGGCTTCAACCCACCTGAACTTGAATCGATCCCTAGCATTTGTTTGGCGTATGCCACTTACAGGCCCCCGCCCAATGTGCCGCCTGAAGTTATGTCGGTGAGTATTGTACTTGCTCTTCCACTGCGTTGCGCCTGTGCAGCCATCGATTTACGTTTGGCCGCAGCTATCGCCGCTTCATCTACCATAGGTGGCGGGGTTTTCTTTGCCTCGTTCATAACCGTTTTAGGTAATTTAGGTTTACTGAAAAGTCCGCCCATGTTGTTCTCCTATCGATACCGCTTTCCACGGTTAACTGCTGGGGTTCTTTTACCCCTATCCTGGCTGTCCCAACCCCCGGCTATGTTGTGCTGCTTCAAACCTTTATACCACGACATAATAACAGCGTCGCCTTCGTCTGTCGAGCGTCCCAATCGTTCTTTTACTGAGTCTTTACTTTCGGCAACAATCACCGCATCGGAACCATGCCCTTTAACGCTATACGTCGGCGCGCATAAATCGGCTTTTAACGTCGAGCTCGGGGGGAGGGCAACCGTTGCGCCACCTGGTTGTGAGGGGTCGAGTGCCTCCCGCATACGCCATAGCGCCTCCGTGCGTATGTTCGAGAATTTGAACTTATTCGTCTTATCCCGCCTGGTGGTTGTCTTAACCCCCATGTAGCTGACGCTGTCGATTCCATTGGCGACTAAATGCGCGTAACAATCCGTCCCCCAACCCCCGCCCGCGTCGACGATAACTAGAGCGTTGTCTCTGCGCACCGCCATGATGTTACCCGCCATTTGTTTCGGGTCTGCCGTGTCTTGTCCTTTAATCTTAATCAAGGGCGCGAACCACGAATCATGTCTCGGGGCTAGTACGAAATAATCTTTTTTAATCGCTATATCTGCGCCAATCGCGCACATCGGTATGCCGACAGGAGGTCTCGGCTGCCATCTTGCCTGCGCCGCAGCTACCCATTCCGTCGGAATTAGTTGGTACGGATCGTCGGCCAATACCGTACTGAAATTGCCATCGCGATACGCCGCCCGTAGTTCTGGCGGTAGTGAATCGAGCGATGCCTGGTAGTTCGTTTCCCGCAGGTCGGGATTGTCGTCCAGGGTGGCGGGTATGAATGTTCTTGAGCGTGCGAACACTTCTTGACCTGCAAGCAGGTGTGGCCCGGGTCCGTCTACCTCGATCTCTTCCCCGCTTGCGGGATCGGTCGTGTACCAGCGCAACTCGCCAGGTTCGGCGGGTCGTCCTCGATAATTCACCGGATCAAGCCACGCCGCCCACCGTTTCAAGACCCACAACCCCTCGGGTCTTGTCGGCGGGTTACCGGCGGCTACTACACGGCAGCGTTGCCCTGGGATTGCCGATCTGTTCCAGCCGATGATAAATTCGTATTGTGTTTGGGTAAAATCAGATACCTCATCGAAGCCGTAGAAATCTCGGGCTACACCTTTATATTTTTGTTTATCCTCTTCAAGCTGGCAGCCACCGAGCTCAATCATACGTCCGTTGTATCTCCAGATGCCCGTCTGGCTGTTGAAGCCGTTTCTTGAGCCCGTAATCTGTGTCATGCGCTCCACAAGGCCGCCCACTTCTCGGTTTGTCCTGCGGAGTATAAGCGCCTGTTGGTGCTGGGTGAGCGCAAGTCCGAGCATAAGGTCCGTCTTGCCGCCTCCTGCTTGTCCCCCGTAGAAAACCTCGTCGGCCTCTGAGAAATAAGCGCCGGTTTGTGGGCCTTGGTTCGGCACCCAAATAAGGTTCGATAGCTCTGGCTCGACCAGTTCTTCAAAAAAAGAACTGCCGTCTGGTGAGGACAACAGTTCACGATAATCATCTAAACCGCGTGGTTGCATCTATGCGAATGCGTACGTAAGGCTTGCTCTATTGTCTGCGATGTTGTCATACGCGGTATTACCGTCGGCCCACTTAAACGTACCGTCAGCCGCCGTATACTTACAAATGCGCCAACCAGCTTGACTCGACAGAACCCCCGCCGGTGATTCACAGAAATATGTAACGCCCGCTGTTGTAGTGCTGTCCACAATACTGTTAAGCGGTGCTTCTGCGATTATAAAGTCCGCTAGGTCGTTTAGGTCAATGCCCGTAAACGGTGCTTTACCTATAGGTATTTTAGCCACGATATTCTCCAATCTCGTCGACAAATAACTGTGTGCCGCGTAGTGTCGAGGGGGGTTCTTCTACCCCGTTACGCACGAGCGCGTCTTGGTATTCCTTGATCCGTTCATTACGACCTGGATGGTCTTCAGGCAGTTCAAATAGCCGTAGCAAACGATTGGCTTGCTTGCGAACGATTGCCGGGTACTCTTTAATCGGCGGGGGTGCCGAGTGTGTCGTTGGCGCGGTTGGTTCGGTATTGTCAACCTTAACCTCATCTAAGGTTGACAAACCGGCTTCGTCCGCAGCCTGCTTTTCCGCTGCTGCGGCTAATTGCTCAAGCTCGTCGCCTACAGGGGCTTCCTGAACTTCTAGTTTCTTAGCGGCCATGTGTCACCTACCTTACGCTCTTGCGCAGGACGCATGCACGTAGTCGATGTCCACCGTCATGCTCGCAGCTACCGATGTTTTGCTCACGGCCAGCACCGGAGTCAACGCGACGGTTGGTGTTACCGCACCAGTCATCGCAGTACCGATCTTCAGACCGTTGCGGTAGAACACGGCGCGCCCGGTTGTATCAATCTCAACTCTCAGTACCTCATACGTGTCCGCTACGGGTGCATAGCCTGAATTCTGCGCAGTTGCGTCAACGTCGTTTGCTACGCCGGTTAGCCACCAGTTATCGGTTGACATCCGTGTATCGAACATGAAACCAACCGCGTCGGTTGCATTCGTGGTCAAGGTATCTGCCGCCAAAACGGCGGACATGATCGGCGCTTCGAGGGCTGCGGCTACCGTATCCGTGAAACCGAAGAACGCCCAGCAAGTCGTGATCGCCGATAGCTTAACGCGAATCTCGAAAACCAAATTGCCGTTCGCGGCTTTGAACTGTAACGTCTGGTGTGTAAGTTGTTCGGTATCGGCGGCTAACCCCGTACCCGCGTCGCCGGTTGTAAGGCGCAATATACCCCCCACCCCACCCGCCAAAATTGCCGCGTTACTTGTCGCGGAATCCGTACCTTCTACAGCCAACCATCGACCGGTGTCAAGTTTCTCGAAGTCATCGAAGAAGCCAAAGTCGGTCGGCGATGTTAGCACCATTTGCCCGCTTACAGCTTTACCGTTGGAGCTACCCACGACCAAGCCTTTCTTGGACAACAATCGATTGTCGTGGGTCATACCTACGACGCTATTATAAAGATCATGCAGTATTTCTAACGCCATTTTCAACTCTCCTCGTTCGGTTTATCGGTTTCCTGCCCGGCTTCGCGCGCTCTTACCATTCTCTCAAGGAAGAATGCCGTTCGGCGCATTTTTTCGTTCAGACTCATTTCGACTTTAACCTCTCCGTTGAGGTTAACGTTCGTCGTTTCCTCAAAGAGTTTAAGCCTTTTTGCTAAAATTTCAAGTGCTTTTAATTTGTCGGCGACCTTGTACTTATGTCGTGTGGTTTTAAGCGGACCGTCAGCATCGCCCAGCACCTCAAGTTCGACACCCGATAGCGCGGCTGCTGTGTCGTCGTCCAGGTCTTGCAAGGGAATAGGGTGGCCGTTATCGTCAACCAAACACCGCAGATCGGCGAATGCAATCCTGGCGTACTCCTGGAGCACACGTTCGGTGTTGATACGCTGTGATTTTCTGAGTTCGGCTATGCGGTCTTCGAGTTTAGCGCGGATGTATGGCGAACCGGTTGCCCCGCTTCCTGCATACCCTGCGGCTTCTCTAGCCTTGGCTTCGGAACCGGTTTCCAGCAAAGTGTTTACGTATTTTTCTTGTCTGACCTCAGCGGAAGGGCGGAGGCCGGTAGGGGGGCGTGGAGGTAAAGCCTTTGTCGCGTCACCGAAGGCGAAGCGATCTACTTCAACGAATTGGGCTAGGTCAAAATCTTCAGACATCAGCGGAAAGTACCACAATCCGCCGATTCAGTCAACTGAATATCTTAACCACCGTTAGTCACAAATTATTCGCCATTCCGAGGGGATAAAGCGAGGGGTAGTAGCGGCCATAAAAAGATGAAGAACAACAATACGTACACCATTTCGGAAAAGCTGAGATCATCCCAATCGCTTCGGTTCACGTGCGTTTCATTGACGTGAAGTGAAAGTAGAATCAAAGCCCCTATCCCCATCCACACGAAAAGAATCTCAAGCAGCATGACGTACCCCTCTGCGTTTTACCTGTAAAATATTTTTCTTGAACCGCTGGTAATCGGCTCTCCGTTCGGCAGACACCAGCGTACATACCTTTAGCCGGATAATCTCGGGTGTTCCGTCGAAGTTTGTTCTTCCCGTTGGGGTTAAACGTTCGGTGTGTTTGGCATTTTCGTAGACCCTGCCGTCCGCCGGGTGGAATCTTGTGACTTTACGAATTGCCTTTGCAAGTTTGCCTCTCATTTTTAAATCCTCCGATCTGTGTTTTAGAAATTTCCACTTTAGTCTTAAACACTACTTCTGTCAACTACTCATCGAAAATAAATTTTTGTGGCGGTGTTGGCGTATGGTGCACGGCACCCCCTCCCCCTAAAGGGGGAGAGGGGGATTCCGAGACACCTACACCAACGTATAAACCGAGGCTTTTACCTTTATTTGTCAATAACTTATCTCACTTTTA